TTCTTCATTCATAGTAGATATACTACTCAATACCCATAAGGCATTGTTTGGACATCCTGATGGAGCATATGCTTCACCATCTGTTAAATATATTAGTGCTGTATAACACTTCTTTTCATTATAATGATCAATTACAGGTTGAAAACTTGTTCCACCTCTACCGTGTATAGCCCAATCTTTTTTTGGATTAAACTCTTCTACAGAATTAAGTCTTGTATCACATTGTGCAACAGTAATTTTATGTCCTGTTTTATTCATATGATGTAACTCATTGTAAAATTCTTTAAGCTCTGTTGTATTTACAGATCCAGATGTGTCAATACCTACAAGAATATGATTTTTAAATTTAATCTTTAGTCCTGGGTTTTCAGCATATCTTTTATTGTATTTACGTCTTAGCTTTTTAGTATACACTACAGTTGAGTTTCCAACAAATCTTCTTAAGTAAGCTTTCCAATCAAATTTAGCTGGCTCAACATGAAATAACTTTGCAATTAATTCACTTAACTCACCAGGAACATTTCCTTGTTTCTTTTGAGTTTGTTCTGCAGCTTCTTTTAACTGATGGTCTATTTGTTTTTGAACAAGTTTTTTATCAGCTTCAGGTAAGTCATCAAATTCTTTCCATGTACTATGGCAATACTCTGATTCACCATTCATTTGATCCATTAATGAATCTAATGAAGGAGATGTTCCATCTTGCTTGGCTTGTTCTAATAAATCATAATAGACTTTTGTTCCTGCTTTTGTAGGAAGATTTAATTCAGGAAAACTACTTAGTAATAATCCACCATCTGGTAGCATGTTTGAACTAATATATTGATTGATTTCTAGATCTGCAGCTATATTAAATAACTTGTGATCAGAATACAAATCTCTCAATAACAAATGTCCAAATGCTATATGTAACAATTCATGCTTAATCAATCCAACTCTATGTAATTCACTTAAGTCAGTGAAGAAGTTAGGGTTAATTGTTAACTGCATACCAATTCCGTGTTTGCTTACACCTGCTGTAGGTATACGGTCACTAAATTGTTTGTTTATACCAATTAAAAAAAGCCCATAAAAGGGCTCATCTAAAATTAAAGTTTTGGTGGTTCTTGCAACACCATCTTGTATATTTATCATTTCTGTGGATATAATATTTTTAATAATACTTTTTTGTAAATAACATAGTCTCCTACATCTTTTATAGCAGAATTAATGTTTTTACTTATTAATTCTTCAGGTTTATAACTTTTACCAATAGCTTTAACAAAACGCATTCTTTTTTCAAACAACATTGATTTAGTAAATAATAAATTTAAAATATCTCTGTCATCAAAATCTAAGTTTTTGTAATTTTCTAAAGCTAATTCAAAGTCTTCATCTAAACCTACAAGCATTTCACGTAATGAAAAAAACTCTTTAATTGTTATTCTTGCCATCTGGTAAAATTTCTATAATTACTCCAGGATTAACTTTGTCATATTTGTACTTTACAAATACAGGTAATATACAATCAGCATTATCATCTTCAATCCAACCAAATGTTACCATATCATCTTGCACTGTTTGTGCTGGATTGATATAATCAAATTTATGTTTAGTGCCTCTGATAAATGTGAACTGTATGTTTACTGGTTGTTGATGTTTGGCTAATTCAGCTTTAAAATCATCTGCATATTTTGCATAATAATCTTTAGCTACTTTTCTATAGTTTACAACAGTTTTACTTGCTATAAAATACTTACCAGTCCATCTTCTACCATTTTTACTACTTGGGACTGAGCCCGGTATGAACCATTTCATTTTTTTATCTGTTTAAAATTTCTTTAAGTAAAGGCTTTAATGTTTGATGTACAATATCAAAACCATGTTCACGCATAGAATCACTAATGTCTTTAGATAAAGGCAATGCAAAACCATCCAGATTATATAAGGTTTTATACTTATCAATTGCTAGACTACCTGCAGCATCATTATCAAAGAATGTGACTACCTTTTTATATTTCTTTTTTAGGTGCTCAATAACATGGGGTTTTATTATTGTATTCTCACTTTCTGGTGCTAATACTTCAATGTTATAACCAATACTTTTAAGGCACAGGGCATCTTTTAATGATGAACAAATTACTAAATAAGGTTCAGTGTAAGTTAATTGATCAAATCCTTGAAGATATGATTTTACTTTGTGGAATTTGTGTTTACTTGATGGTTGATATATTTTATACAACTCACCACTTTTATCAAAATATCCATAAATAGAATGTCCTTCAATCTTTAATTTCTTTACTTCATCTTCTTCTTGTTTAATTAAATTGTAATACTCAATTGGTTTTACATTATATTCTTTTAGTAGGTTAGAACCTATCCTAAAGTTTAACCAATATCTACCATCATTTTCAGTCCATTGTCTTGTGTTAACAAAATCAATTTCCCATTTTGCATGAACTTTAAAAGATACTTGCTCAAAATCAGTTGTTTTAACATAAGAGTTGTAATCCTCTACTATTTTTCTAACAGCATCTCTATATTCTAAATCAAACATGAGTTTAACTAAGTCTATTTTGTTACCATTTTTACCAGTTGAAAAGTCCTTGAATTTATATACATTCATAGATTTATCTACATATATACAAAAGCTTGGAGTTTTATCATTAGGATTAAAGATTGATTTAATCTTTACATCCTGACCTGTTAAGGGTTCTGATAAATTTAAATAATATTGAAATACCCAATAGCTTGGAATATCTGTTTCTTCTAATACTAAATTTTTTGTGTTAAACATATTAAGAATATAAAAAAAAATGGGACTGACATATTTCAGCCAGTCCCATTTTAGTTAGTTATTATAAATCAAAATCCTCACCAGAAGCAGATGAACTAGGTTCAAACTGATTTGTTGTTGGTGAATTTTTCTTCTCTATTTTTCTTAGGTGATTAGGATTATTGCTATCAAAAATCAATAATTTTGATTTTTCAACATTCAATGCTTCTACTGGTACACCTTCTTTACTGATTTTAGGTAAATAAAGATCATTATTTATATAACCTTCAGTATTTTCCCACTCACGTGCACCAAGACACATGTTTACATATGTTGGACCTGATAACAATTTATCACATTTTAACATCCAATCTTCAATTGTGCTAGCTTGAATAGCATCTAATCCAGCTCTTTTATCTAAAGCTTCAGCTAAAAATATCATTGCTTTCATAACTTCAGTATCTCTACTGATTTCTTTTCCACTTGGTAATGTAGTGTCTTTGTATGGATACGGTGAATATCTCACTCTTCCTACTTGTCCTTCATAACGTGCACCATCAGATTTGTTCATATCCTTCAAAAATCCTTGAAAATCTCCTGTTACTGGCTCTGATTCTATATGCAACATAATGTTGTATGCATTAGCATCATAAGGAGTTTTATCAAAACTGATTGAATTAATTTTTACTTTGTGATTTCCTGTTCCAATTACTGGTTTTTCTTTGCCTGAAGCGGCTGACATGTCTTTAGTACTTAACATAATTTTTTCTTTTAATTAATTAATTTTTGTTTATTATTCTTCATATTTCTTAATGCAATCCTTTACAAACTGCAGGTTGTTTGGGATGAAGTTTTCCTCAAACATTCCTTGGGGTGATTTACATGTGTTCTCTCCACTGTTTTGTGTTTCAAAACCATAGGTGAGTTCACCATCATCATTTTTACTAACTTTACCAAATAAAACAATTGAAAATAGGCCTTCCAATGTCAATGCATTATCAATCATTTTACCAATTGTTTTTGCCTTGATTTTTCTATTCCCATTAATATCAGTTGAATCTTCTGAATGAGTCAAAAAGAATACAGTAAGATCATCTCTCAAATCTTTAGGTAGTTTAGCTACTTGAGCTAAGTTTGCTGCAATTTGAGTAAATTTCTCATAACCCTTTTCATTTGCTCTATCAAAATATTCAAAAGAACTCATATACTGCCAGTCATCTACAACCAAAGTCTTGATGTGTGGCATTTTTTCATTAACATGCATAATTGCTTTAATAACTCCTGCTGCAGAAGATGATGATGCTAAATTACCTTTTGGATTATCTTTTGAAATTGATGCATACATTCCTTTCCAACCTTTAAAAGGTAGTGGTTTGTTTGCAATGTTAATTACAAAAGTTTCATCAGGATTTAGATGTCTGATTGCTGTTGATTTGCCTGTACCTGAGTCAGCAATGATTAATACACTTTGTGCCATATTTATTTATAATTTTTATTAAGGATACTATTTAATGTTAACTGAATTGTCTTAAGTGTTTTATTGATTTCAACTAAAGCATCAACTAAACCTGGTGTTTCTTTGTCATCTGGATCTGGTATATCTGGATTTGCAAAGTCATGGATTAATTTACCTCTACTTGTTACATCATTTATAATCTTTAATTCATTAACTGGGATTATGTGTCTAATAAATCCAGTACTTGATTCAATTAATTCATACTCTTCTTTCCAATGAGGATTGTGTTTATGAAGATATAGAGTTCTTTTTGGATCTTCTGTATCATAACCTATACTTACAAATTCAGTATAGATATCTTCATTCTTTTCAAATTCACTTGGGAAGAAACTAACATATAGTTCATCTTTTCCAGTTGGCCTGTATGCCATCTTAGGTATGTATAATGCATTGATTAGTCCATTAGTTTGGAAGTAATCTTCATGCTCTTCTCTTAAGGCGTTAACCTTGGTCTTACGTTCTTCTGGTGTTATTGCCATTTCATTTGTTTTATTTGTTTTATTTAAATTTTTAGTACTTATCATGATTTTATAATATTACTGTTATCTTTTTTCTTGAAGTCCTGGTGTTTCCATCTCTTCAATTTGCATTGATGCAAACTTAGCTTTAAAGAAACTCATTCCAGTATCACCATTTCTTGCTTTAAGAAAATGTAATACTATGGTTTTGTCATCTTCAATGATAAATCTATCAGGACCATAAAATCTAATCTTTTGTTTTGCTGGTCTGTTAATACCAATTAAAGTATCAGCATGTTGTAACATTGCATCTGAACCAAATATGTCTGACTCAAGAATATAATTGCCATACTTACCATCTATTGCTCTTTCAGGATTATCAATATTCCTATTAAGTTGAGATAAAGCAATAAATAAACAAGGATAGTCACGTTTACATTGTGTAAAGAACTCACCCAATTCAAATAACATATCTAATGTATTGTTTTGATAAGGTGCTCTTTTAACTAACATAGTGTGATCCAAAGTAATTATTGTTTTTATTCCCTTGTGTTGATTCATGTACATATCAATTTGCTCACGCATTTGATTTACAGTCATAGGAGTACTAATAATATCTACAGGATGCTTTATTCTTTCTTTAGCATATTGATGACAAGTATTAAGTGTGTCAGCAGTAATTAAACTTCCTGCACTACATAACTGTTTATAAGTTTTGCCAGTTACTGAAGAAAATTCTCTAATTGCTGAGGTTCTACCAACCATCTCATATTGAAACTCTAATACTCTAAATGAGT